CGCTAAACGACGTGAGAAACGGCAAGCCCGTGAATCTCCTTGCCCTGAACCTTTTATGTTCTGTGGGCAACCTACACAAGATACACTCTGCGGGGTAGATGCGGTAGCGTCAGGTTTTTCCCCGTCCGCAGACCAGCAATCTGGAGGAGCAACTACACCTTTCTTATAAACGCCTGCATAGTAAGTACGCCCTACCTTGGGCGCGGCGGCTACGATAACTGCATTGAGAGTGCGCTCTTCTTTCTGTGCAACTTCTTTACCGTTAACTAACAAGCGCCAAACACTGCCTTCGATTGAGATACGTTTACCACTTTCAGAACTTCCCATAAGCGCACGGGTTGTTTCATCAAGTGCGGCACCATTACGTAAGTGCGCGGGTAAGTTACCCTCTAAGATTAAAAGATCGTTACTCATTTATGCCATCTCCTTAAGATTTACGACGGATAGAAACTACATAGGACGAATCCACATTTAAGCCCGGTGGATGTAAGTCGGGATACTCTTCTAAAAATTCTTGCATAGCAGTAATTGAAATCCTCTTCTGGAGCAACGGAAAAGCATCGTGCTCTTTTATAAACTTGTAGAAAGACTCCCAATCCTGCGTCCAATATTGTTTTGATACTCGGCGTGTGACCGTACCAAATTCAGTGCGTAGGCTTTCTGCACCTGTTTCCTTACATATCTCCAGTAACTTAGACTGGATCATATTTTGCTTCTGTTCTAAGTCATCATCTTGTCTTGAAAGCTCTTTGCGGGCTTCCCTTATCTTGACGTATGCCTTGACCAAGCGGTCTGCTGTTACGGCGCTCATTTTTTCCACCTTGTGTTCTCTATATCCAAATCCTTCATACGTAATTTCAGTTCCGTAAGGACGGACGGGTTGGTAAACAATTCTGCTCTAACCCTAGCTAAAACACTATTGGATAGATCGTCTACCAAATTACGATGGATCTCGTCAACAGAAATAAAACCGTCTTCAGTAAACGGGCCTATCCCACCTGCTTCGAGCTTTTCTAAACCGTGCACACACCGGACAAATTCTTCCCGAATACGGTTGGTAATTTTTCTTTCAAGGTCTAACGCCATCACTACGTCTACATCACTCATACTCTTCTCCTTATGTTGTGTATAGATAATAGAACTAAAACTGTACAAAGTCAAGTATCAGTTTCTAAAATATTTTTGTACAGGTCGATAACTTTATTGTGTATGTCTACCTTGGACTCTAACATCTTATAGATTTTTTTCTCTACTGGAGACCCCTGCAATTGCACGACTGTACATGGGTTGTGTTGCCCTGCTCGGTGCACTCGGGCGTTGGCTTGTAGGTATGTCTCCACGGAAGTAATTGGCCCGAACCACACAATTAAGTTAGCCGCTGTTAGTGTGACACCATGTGCCGCTGCTTGAGGTTGTATGATAAGAACTTTAGGATCAGGCTGTTCTTGAAACCGTTGAAATATGTCTGTACGCTTTCCGGCGGATACCGCTCCATTTATAATTTCAGAACTAATGCCCTCTTTCGTTAACTCTTCGGAAATTATCTCAATAGTGTGTCTGAACGGTACAAATACTAACACCTTGTGTGAGGCTTCACTAATAACTTCTTTAAGCGCCGTTAATCTAGTACTTGCATCAAACGATATAACTTCTCCACTATCCGAATAGACTGCGCCACATGAAAGTTGTAGCAACTTGTTGAGGTTAACTGCCGCATTTATTGTTGTGATTTCTTCACCTGCGGCTTGAGCAATCATGTTCTTACGGATAGTCTCATAGTACTTAAGCTGTTGCGCTGTGAGAGGCACATCTCTTCTAGTGTAAGTAATTTCCGGCAAGTCTAAGCACTCTTCTTTCGTAAAACGAATTGCAGGTTGTAATACATTGTGGACAACTTTTTCGGAGTCTATCTTTGGTGCCCATTTGAACTGCGTAACTTTCGTCATTACCATATCTCGAAAAGACCCAAAGAATTTTGGTACGCCTGACGGGTTAACTATTTTTGCCAACCCAAAGGCGTCTTCTGGCGACTGTGAAGCGGGGGTGCCAGTCAACATCCAAACCCAAGTGTCCGGTTTTAACACACTGCTTAGGGTCTTCCATCTGGTGGTCGATGTTGTTTTGTATGCGTTAGCTTCGTCAACGACGATTAAATCAAAGTGGTTTTCTTTTACAGCATCTTTAATGATTGCCAAGCCATCATAGTTACAGATTACAAACTCAGCGTCGCTGTTAACAATCTTTAGGCGCTTATCTCTTGAGTGACTATGCGCTACTGCGCTGGTGCGGTGTATGGCGAATTTAAACAAATCGTTTTGCCAAGCAGACTGCATGATGGATAATGGGCACAGTACCAACACCCTACGTATCACGCCCAACTTCATTAGATAGTCTGCCGCCCAAACAACACTACCCGTTTTTCCGGTGCCTTGCTCGTTAAAACAAAATGCTCTACGGTGCAATGATAGAAACCCAGCGGTCTCTTTCTGATGGTCGAACGGTTTGTGTAAGCCGGGCCAAGGGTAGTCTCTAAGTATAGGGCTAGGAACATCTTTGAGCTTGAGGTTCTTTAACACCTGCGCTTCTTCTAGCCCCCATTTGACTAGCACTTCGTTTTCACTGATCTTTCTGGAATTTGGTATGACTGTCGTTACCCTGTTCGGGTTGCGTAACTTAAGTAGTAACGCTTTGTTGTTGATGATTTGCAAGGCTCTTCTCCAATAGCAGACCGGACTAAACCAACATTTTGATTTAGTCTTTCTACCCCTTACGGGGGTTAGTCGATTAACTTACTTACTAAAAATACTTAACTACTAATACAATCAGGCTTTTTTCTTTTTGTAGTTCCGAGCACGATTTTTTGACGGGGCTTCTAGACGTACACCGTCTTTATTTGAACCGCCTTTCGATAGTGCTTTGACGTGAGATACATCTTTACCAGAACGATCTACACCTTCCTTATCCAATTTACGCCTAGCCCGTTGGCGTTCCATGCGGTTTTCATGCTCGCCGCGTTTCTTTTGCATCTCGTACTCATGCTTGTAGGGTCTAGGCTTGTTTACGTAGGGCATAATTATTCCTTAATGCGCTCTGCCGTTGTGCTCACAATCTATGATCTTGCAAAACTTACGGCATGTGAAGTTGGGTTTCTTTATCCAAACATTGTTCTTAATAGCACCTTCTAATTCTTTAGTACGCTCGACCCACTTAGACCATCCGGAGCTTTGGTAGTCTTCATCATAGTCGGCTTTCACAAAATCTTTTGAAACAACAAACAACAGGCCCGCTTTAACTTTTTTTACCTGCGGAAAATGTTTGAACACCGCTAACGATAGAATTTCTAACTGATCTTTGGTTGCGTACTTGGCGGTCTTTCCTGTCTTATAATCAAGCACGTATGCTTTGTCGTCCTTAACGATAACTAAATCTGCTACACCCCGCCACCATACATCTTTATCAAAAAAGCCACAAGCACTGAGGTCATAGCGCAACCCCATCTTGTACTCGCACAGCTTTTCACCTTCAATTGCCAGTAAGCGATCTAAAGTCGGCTTAACAAAATCATACTTGTTTGGGATGGGAGTACCGTCCCGCACGTAATCTTCTGCTGCTTTGTGTAAATCTTTACCATACATAATAGCGTCAGTCGTTGGCTCCACAATGTCTTTAACCACACGTAGTCTGTAGTACTTATAGGGACATTGCTTAAACAAGTCTATAGATGAGTAAGACCACGTGTAGTTTGTCATGGGGGTTTCTTTATGTTGTTGCACTAAAATATTTTACTACATCAGGGTTTATATAACATAAGTACTTCCAATTAACTTCACAAACTTCTTGCGGGGTACGTTCGGGAACAAGGGCTTTGGCTAGTGCTTTGTAGTACAGCACCTCGGGGCTATCCTCAACCACCTCGACCTTCTTAGTGGTGGGGGTGGGGGTTTTCTTACGGATTAGCCTCTGTGCACGTACAGACTGTGGTTTTTTGGCAGTGGGTAGCGACCCGACTGCGTATACTGCTGTTAACGCTGTGTCAGATGTACGTCGCCATTCGCAAATATATACACTATTGATGGATTGCATGGT